TGACTTGGGTTTACAACCTCTTATTGGTTCACAGTATCCTAAGAATAGTGTGCGAGAAACAGAAGGTGGTCATGTATTAGAATTTGACGACACACCAGGCAATCAAAGAGTTGTTATATTACATAGTTCAAAGGCAGGTATAGAGATACGACCTGACGGTACTGTTATCATATCAAGTGGTGCAGAAGGCAATAAGATTGAGATTGTTGGTAACGACCACAAGATGATTGTCGAACGAAATGGCGATGTACATTATAAAGGTAATCTGAACTTCAAAGTTGATGGTGATATGAATCTTGAAGTTGGTGGTAATCTGAAAACAAAAGTACATGGTAATGAGATATCAACAATAGATGGTAACTTCAAACAAACAGTTGAGAAAAGTCATACAACAGAAATTAAGAAACACAGGGCACAATATGTACTTGGTGTGAATACAGACATATCACTAGACAATAAAGAAACTCATATCAAAGGTAATGAAGTTAAGTTTATAGAAGGTAATGTAGATAATAGTATAGGTGGAACACTAACACTAACTGCAGAAGGTTCTATCATACAAACTGCAACAACAACAAACATTGCAGGTAACAAAGTTTCAGTAGTTGGTGCGAGTGGTACAATTGGTGGTTCAGGTATGACAATGTATGCGACTACATTTATTGGTGACCTTACTGGTACTGCTTTATTTGCCAAACTAGCGGCAGGATTTGGTTCTATAGGAACATATACACATCAACAAACTGTTAATCCAACATCTTCATTAATGTCTGACTATCTTAACAATTCAAGTCTAGGTATTCGTAAAGTAAATATTGATGCTGAAGATATTATTAAAAACGCAATCAATGTTGAAGAAGATTATGGTTACTTAACAACAAGAAGATTAGACTCCGCAGAAGCAAGAAGTAAACTTCGTGATATTGGTAATTTAAACAACAGTAAGTTTAGAGGTTCACTTGTAAATGATGGTATATTAAGTTCGTCTGCATCTATGGGTATACCTACAGAAATTGGTAGAGTTATTAAAAAGAAAGACGCATCTTATGGTGAAAAACCTATAGGACAAGCACAAAACCCGTTAATTAAAGGATTCAAAGAAAAGTAATGATATACTTACCAGACCCTCAATACAATCCTAATTTTGTAAAAGATAAAGAGTTGACAACTAAAACTTCTTTACAAAAAGGCATTACTATTGGCAAGTTTCTAAAGAATACAGGTTCAAACTTTGACTTTGATAATTTAAGATATTCTCAAAGGTCTTTGATTGCACGAAACTTATATCTTCAAGGTGAGTTTATGAGAGTTGCAGATAAGTATGGTAAATTTAAGATGGTTGTATCTGAAGGACTTTATCAACCTGCAGATAGAGAAACGCCAAGTGGCATTAATGATTATAGACAAACTGGTAAAGCAATTGTGTATGAACTTTATGATGAGTATGGTAATCTTGCAACACAATCTACATTTGATTTTGTAAATTATTTAAGAACAGCAAGTAGATATGATAAACTCATTTTAGCATATGATACATTTACTGGCAATAAATTACACGCATCTATTGTAGCAATAATGCCATCAGTATCATTAACTTGGTCAGTTAATTTTGGTTATAATTTAGAAACACAATTCAACAATAAGGTACAATCAACCAACGAATTAGTTGAGATTAGAGTATAAATAGTCTTATGGCAACAAGAGCATTTTCTATAGAAGATGGTAATCTTCAAAGTCGTTCAATAGTTACGACACGAAATAAAGTCTATAGTGATTTAGACTTAACTTTTGCTCGTGCGCCTAATAATGATGTGTATAAAAAAACTGATGCGGCCGCTGTTAAACAATCTATTAAAAATATATTATTGACAAACAGTTTACAAAAACCATTTAATCCTGCTTTTGGTGGGAATTTAAGAGGATTTTTATTCAATCTTGATACAGAATTTGATGCAGAAGCAATTGAAGATAATGTGAGAGATACTGTTTTAAATTATGAACCTAGAGTTAGAATACAATCAGTTGTGGCAAATGTTAATTCAGATAATTATGATATTAAAGTAACATTAGTATATCAGATTATTAACACATTAGAAAATGTTACACAAGAAGTATCACTAGCGAGGTTAAGATAATGGCAAAGAAACTATCTACATCAGTAAACACTTATTTTAAAACATTTAAAGGTACTTCACAAGGAAGAAAACCAATTACATCTACTATGAACAAGTCGAAACGAAGACAACTAAAGGCATATAGAGGTCAAGGAAAGTAACATGGCAACAACAATTAATTCAACAAGTTTAGACTTTAATAATATCAAGTCTGCACTTAAAACATATCTACAACAACAAAGTGAATTTAGTGATTATGATTTTGAAGGCGCTGGTTTAAATAACTTACTAGACGTTCTTGCATACAACACACACTACAACGCATTGATTGCCAACTTTGCGTTGAATGAATCTTTTCTATCGACTGCTCAACTTCGTTCATCAGTTTTATCACACGCAGAAGCACTTGGATATAGACCTCGTTCAATTACTTCTTCACAAGCAACTGTTAATATATCAGTTACAGTTCCGTCAGGTGACCCTGCGCCATCAAGTGTTGAATTACCAAGTGGTACTAAATTCTCATCTACGGTTGCTGGTGTTTCATACACATTTCAAACAAGAGAAACTTATACTGCAACTGCAGAATCATCTGGTTCAAGTACAATTTACAGATTTAGAAAAGCAAGTACTTATTCAACTGCAACTCAAACTGCACAGAACACAATATATAATTTACCGATATATGAAGGAACATCAACAAATAGAACATTTATTGTTGGTACAACAGATGACGAACAAGTTTATGTTGTACCTGATAAATCTATAGATATTGATACACTTGTTGTTAATGTTTACAATACATTATCAGGAACATCTTACAACACATATACAGATATTAATGATGCGATTAGATTAACAGATACTTCAAGAGTATATCGTGTACAAGAAACACCAAATGGATATCACGAGATTATATTTGGCACAGACACAGGAATAGTTCCAGTTTCTGGAAATAAAATGATTATTAATTATTTAAAAGTTTCTGGCGCAAATGCAAATGGTGGTTCTACATTTACACCTCAAGCACAATTAAGTGTAGGCGGTACTAATCAAACATTAACAGTATCAACAGTATCTAACTCTGCTGGTGGTGCCGCAAGAGAATCAATATCATCTATCAAAACACAAGCACCTTTACTGTATGCATCACAACAAAGACTTGTAACAGCAACAGATTATAGGTCTCAAATACTTAACAAATATTCAACAACTGTAAGAGATGTAAACGCATATGGTGGTGAACAGGCAACTCCTGCTAAGTATGGTGTTGTATATGTTGCTCTACAATTTTTTGATAATGTTAGTGCATCAACACAAGAAACAGTTAAAACAGATATATTACAAAATTTAACGAGTGCATTGTCAATATTATCAGTCAGTACAGAATTTGTTACACCAACAACAACTTATCTTGAATTAGATGTTGTTTATAATTTAAATCCTGCATTAACAAGTCAAACAAGTTCTTCTATTGAAAATATTATTAGAACAGAAATTGATACATATTCTACAAATAATTTAGAACAATTTAATAAAGTTTTTAGAAGGTCATCATTACTTACAATAATTGATGCATTAGATACTGCTGTACTTAACAGTAGAATGGATGTCCGACTACAACAAAGATTTACACCAACTCTTTCAACTACTAAAGACTATACATTAACATTCCCAGTTGCACTTGCACAACCAGATGATGTTAATCGCATTATTGGTTCTTCAAGATTGACAGTTAATGGTGAAACAGTAACAATAAAAAATAAATTAAATTCTACAAATCTTGAATTATCGACCGCAAATGGTACAATTATAGTTGATAACATAGGAAATTATAATCCGAGTTCAGGTGTAATTACAATTCAAGGACTAAATCCTTCTGCATTTGTTGGTTCTGAAATTAAACTATTTGTTACACCAGCAAACCAAAGTACAATTAGACCTTTATTAAACTATATCTTAGACATTGATTTAACAAGAAGTTCAGTAACAACATTGATTGATAGAGAAAATCTTAACGTGATACTATAATGGCGCAACAGTTACCAGATTTAAATAGAAGATTACTTCCTCTACAAAAGAGTAAAGTCCGTGAGGTTTTACCTGAATATTTTGTAGAAGATTATCCTACATTTGTAACTTTTTTAGAGAAATATTATAAGTTTCTAGATTCTGATGGCACTTATGCTTTTGATACTCAAATACACGAACTATTTTCAACTAGAGATATTGACCAAACACCTGAAAGTTTACTTGATTTATTAGGTAAAGAATTAGGTCAAAACATATCATCACTAAGTACATTTTCAAATGCAAGATATTCTATAAGAAGATTTGGTGATTTATACAGAACAAAAGGAACTCCAGTTTCTGCTGACCAATTCTTTCGTTCTTTTTTTCAGGTAGAACCTGAAATACAATATCCTAAAGAAAATTTATTCACAATAGGTTCATCAGAAATAGGATATGAAAATCAACAAGTCATACAAGACCACGCAAGAAATCAAATATATTCTATATTATATAAAGTTCCACTTGGTTTGAGAACTTGGTCAGAATTATACAAACAATTTGTACACCCTGCAGGATATTACTTTTCTGTTGACGTGTTACTTGAAGGTGAAGATGATTTAAACTTGAGAACAATGCCTACAGTATTATTTGATTCTGCAGTTGGTCCATCATTGATTGCAGACGCATTATCAACACCTGCACCAACATTCGAACAGTTTACAACATTACAAGCAGACGCAGTAACAGGAATTATACATAGAGGTAACCCAGAAGAAACAATTAGCAAATACGGTGACTATGCAATTGATTCACTTAATGAACTATTTGATAACTTTGCACAAATGTTTACACCGAACTCATTTAAATTTGATGATAGTGCCGCTTCTATTGATTCTGCCGCACCAGACTTCTCAATGACATTCGAAACATTTGACCAAGAAATGTTTGACAGTTATGGAAAAGCATATTAAACTGATATAAATAATATAAAATAAGAGAGAGTATTTTATGGCAAGAGAAATAATAAGTACAGGAACAAGTGCAAATGACGGAACAGGTGATACACTTCGTTCTGCTGGTACAAAAATAAATAATAACTTTGCAGAGATATACACATTTCTAGGTGGTAGTTCTAGTACACTTTCAACTCAAGTTACACTTGAAGATTCTGCAGTTGTCTTTGAAGGCGCAACAGCAGATGGTTTTGAAACACGACTAACTGCAATAGACCCTACTGCAGACAGACAAGCACAATTACCAGATGCGTCTGGTACTGTTGTCATTGATGTTGCAACACAAACTCTCACTAATAAAACACTTACAACTCCAGTTATTTCATCTATATCAAATACTGGAACAATCACATTACCGACTGCAACAACTACTCTTGTTGGTAGAACAACAACAGATACTCTCACAAATAAAACACTTACTGCACCAACTGTAACTGGTTTATCAAAAATATCTAAAGGATTTGCACTTGCGGATTCTGCAGGTGATGAAGTTGTTGTCTTTGATTTGACAACTGCTGGTGCCGCAGTCAATGAAGTTAGAATTGCAAACGCAGTTACAACCGCTTCACCAGTTATATCTGCAACAGGCGGTGATGCAAATGTAAGTTTAAATCTTACAGGTAAAGGAACAGGTGCTGTATTACTTGAAAGAACAGCATTAAACGAATCAGAAATTACAGGTGCAGGTGCCGCATCTGCCACTGTACCATATATTATATGCAATTCGGGTACTCCACTTGCAGTATCACTTGCAGACGGAACCGTAATAGGCGAATATAAAGTATTTACAAACAAAGGAGCAGGTATCGCCACAGTTACACCTACAAACTTTGCACAAGGAACAACTTTTGCGTTAGACCAGTATGATGCCGCAACTGTTATTTGGGATGGTGCAAATTGGTATGTTACTGGTCATTACGGCGCAACGATATCTTAATAGGAATAGAAGATGGCAGTTATAACAAACGACTTTAAACGAATGGCATTACGCAAAATCTATGACGATGCCCAAGATGTTACAAATAGATATTATATTGGTATTGGTAAAAGTGAACCATGGAATGATGCAGAAACAGTACCAACTCCAACTGGTTCAATAAGAGATGACAGACTTGCACGACAAGGACTACAAGCAATTAAATCTGCTGCCAATTTATCGTTTGTAGTTAGTCGTTACAACTGGACATCTGGAACAATATACAATGCGTGGGACGACAACGATTTAGTAGTTGGTGCAAATTCTTATTATATTATTACAGAAGATAACAGGGTGTATATGTGTGTGCAAGAAGCAAGAAATGCCTCTGGTATACAAACTGCATCTACAGTAAAACCAACTCATACTGACCCACTTAAAGCAGTAAAACTTGCTGATGGTTATAAGTGGAAATACTTATATACTGTATTATCAACAAATGCAAGTGCGTTTTTATCTGCAAACTTTATGCCAGTTCGTCTTGCAGACTCATCAGAAACTGGTACTGGTGCAGAACAATATGCAGTTCAAAACGCCGCAGTACGAGGACAAATATTAGGCGTCAAAGTTATTAACGGTGGTACAGGTTACTCATCTGCCCCAACAGTTACAATCACAGGAAACGGAACAGGTGCAACTGCAACTGCATACGTTACAGGTGGTGTTGTTACTCATATATTCTTAGATTCAAGTGCTGATAGTGCCATGGCAATGGGTCGAGGATATGATTTTGCAGGTGTTACAATATCAGGTGGTTCACCTACAACCGCCGCAAGTGCAAGAGCAGTTATTGGTGATATATACGGTGCAGGTATCGGTGCAGACCCTAGAAATGATTTAAGGTCAACATCACTTATGTTCAATGCAAAACCAGATGGTATCGAAACAGGTGCTTTCTTTGTTGGTCAAGACTTCAGACAAGTAGTACTTATTCAAGACCCAGTAGATTCAAGTGGTTCTGCAATCACTACATCAGTTGCAAACGCAAGTAAATATTTAATTGCAGATGATGCCGCTGAAGCAGGTGGATTCGCACTTGATACTGTGATAACAGGTGGTACATCTGGTGCAAAGGCAAGATATGTATCAAATGCCGCTGATAAGATTTATGTTGTACAAAACGATTCAACAGGATATAGTGCGTTCACAACAGGTGAAACTATTTCAGGTACTGCATCTGGTGGTGGTACTCAAAACGCAACACTACTAAGTGGAAGATTAAACTATGAAAATGTTTATCAACCAAACGGTAAAATACTTTATATAGATAATAGGGCCGCTGTAGAAAGAGATAGTGACCAAACTGAAGATATAAAAGTTGTAATTACAATATAGGATAGAAAATGCCGAATACATTTAATAATACCACATTCTCTACAACCTACTATGATGATTGGAAAGATAGCGACCACTATCATCAATTATTATTTAATGATGCTAGAACACTACAGGCACGTGAGTTAACTCAATTACAAACAGTAATCAATAAAGATATTCAAAAGTTTGCTGACAACATCTTTAAAGAAGGTGCAGTAGTAAAACCTGGTGGTTTAACTTTAAATGGCGAATATGAATTCGTAAAATTAAATACAACTACAGGTGCTACTCCTACATCAAGTTATGTTGGAAGTACTGTTACAGGTGCTACATCAGGTATTCAGGCAAAAATTGTTGAAGTTGTAGATGCAACTGGTTCCGACCCTGCTACTCTATATGTTATATACACGGATTTAAATGGTGGTTCACAATTAAGATTTACACCAGGTGAAACACTAAACATTACAGGACTAGATGATGTAGTTGTACAAACAACAAATACTATTGGAGAAAATTTAGCAGTAGGACAAGGTCTACAAATTAGTATTGGTGATGGAATATATTATGTAAAAGGTCATTTTGTATTTTGTGAAAAACAATCAGTAATCTTAAACAAATATTCTCCTTATGGTAATAACTCTGTTGTTCTTAAAGTTGTTGAAGATGTTATTACAACTGCAGATGATACAGGATTGTTTGATAATTCAGGTGGTACACCAAATCTAAGTGCTCCAGGTGCTGACAGATATAGAATTCGTTTAATATTAGATATTGCATCTAACATGGATTCTGATACTAACTTTATATCAATTGCAGATGTCAACAAAGGTGAAATTTATAGAATAGTTGATGAAAATAATTCATATAATATACCAAATGATGTTATTGCTAGAAGAATAAAAGAAAATTCTGGTGATTATCTTGTTGAACCTTTTTCTTTAAAATATGAATTAGATTCTGCAAGTTCATCAACAAGATTAGATGCAATATTAGGAAATGGTATCGCAGTAATATCAGGATATAGAATAGAACAACAATTTAATAATACTTTTAGTATAACTAGGGCACAAAATACACAAACAGAAACTGGTGAACAAGTACCAACTGCATTTGGTAACTATGTTAAAGTATCTACTGGTCAAGGTGCAGACTCTGGTGATATCGTTGGTTTACCAAACATAAACACATTTACAGAATTTAATCTTTACACAGGTGCATCAAAGGGTGGTGCTCAGGCAGGTAAAGCAAGACTAAGACACGTTACTGAAAATGGTGTTCTTGGTTATAAGTTCCATTTATTTGATATTGATTTAGACCCAGGTGTTAACTTCAGAAACATTAAGAGTTTAGGTGATAGTAACTCTGGCGAACACTTTAATATTGTTCAAGAAAATGGTGTATCAGTTCTT